TATACAAAAATTGGAAGATTAGTAAATGTGAGTGTTTATCTTACTGGTGGTACAACGCAAGCTGGAGCGCAAATTAGCGGCTTGCCATTTACCTGTGGTACTGAAGCATCAATGATTTCTACAAATGGCTCAAATGGCACTCTTGTTTTTTACGGAGTGGTACTTGGCGGGAGTACGGTTATTGGGTCACTTAGCGCACAAACACTCACAGGTACATATTATGCTGTTACAGCAACGTACATGGTTTAAGGACAAAAAATGTCACTAACAAAAGTTTCTTATTCAATGATTAACGGTGCATCCGTCAATGTATTAGACTATGGCGCAGACCCAACTGGAATTGCTGACAGTACAGTTGCTATTCAAGGCGCAATAACCGCAGCTGGCGCAGGAACAGTTATATTTCCAGATGGCACATTTAGTATTAGTGGAACATTAACAGTCCCCGTTGGGTGCAAAATCCAAGGAACTTATCGTCTTGGACAGAATGGCAATGCTACTGGTACTAGCAACGGAACAAAAATTATTCAAACAGCTACAGGAACTGCCGTTAGCCCTACTATTGGTACAACATTTGGGGATATAACAGGAAATTACGGTTTAACCGTACTTTCGGCGGCTGGAATGTCTATTGGTTCAGTTATTACTATTGCTGGTGCAGGCGTAAATGGAACAACGCTTTATGCTCGCATTACAAATATTGTCGGTGTAACGATTACCCTTGATAGCACTTGGTCTACTGCTGTAATTAGCGCAGTAACCACAGTTCAAGTTGGGGTTAACATATTTGAATTACATAATACTGGTTATGATAATACTGGAACAACATTAGACATACTTGGAAATTCTTTTGAAGGTCTATGGCTTGATGGTGGATATGACCAAATTAGCGCAAAGAATGGGGGTGTTTGGGTAACTCTTAACAATCTAAGTCTTGTCAATGCTAAAAGATCAGCCATTTATTTTGCTGGTTTTGTTCAACAATGGTTTACTCAAAACATTGAAACAGGCGCAGGGCCGTATGGTTTTCTGTATGGTGGCAATGGCGTTAGCCTTGCAAATAATTTGTTTGATAAAAATAGGTTTTACAATACTTATCTTAATGGCCATTCCATCAACGGCGTAAACATTGTGTTGCTATCTGGTAATGGTCAAGCAAGTTATTGGATTACAACAACGATAAATTATTGTACTCAAGATGGATTTGTACTTGGTGGGCCAGTATCTGATTTTGGAATCATTGGCTTAAATACAGAATCAAATGGATATACAAATAGCGTACCAACGCCACCAACTACAGGCAGCATAACTTCTGGAACGCCTACATTAGTTGTTGCAAGCGCCACAGGTTTAGCTACTGGACAGACGGTTACAGTTAAAGGTGCTGGTTTATTTGGTAACGATTTAATTTCTCGGGTTATCGGTCTAGTTGGAACAACGCTTACGCTTGGAAATAATGCTTCTACAACAGTTTCTGCTCAAGAGGTTGTGAACTATCCATTCAGCGATTTGTTATTTAAAGCAAATCCAAGCGGTTCAACTCCAAATAATTGTAATTTATATAGTTGCATTATCGGAACAATCAGCGCAGTAGGCGCTGTTCGATATGCACTTGATGCACAATCACAAGTACATACAATTTCTGGTTGCAATGGAACTAGACCAATTACAGCCCTTGGGTCAATAATTGGCGATTCTAGGATCCCTATAAGACAAATTTCAAATGCTTTTAATAATTTCTCAAACAACAGCGCGCCAACTAGCGAAGCATTACAATCGCAATTTGTCAGTCCACCAGGAACAAATATAGCTCTTGCATTGCAGGCGCTTGATTCTGCAACAGCTACTGGATTTGGTCAATGGCAAGGATACGTCGCGAATCCAAACCGTACAAAAATTTGGGCTATTGATGGCACAACAGGAACAGCATCATTCTCTGGTGTTGCGCCTGGCAATGGTTATACAATAGGCGTATTTTCTACTCAGCGTATTTTTTACGCTTCTGGAACTCCTCAAGCAACTGCACCTTGGAGTACGGCAGCTTGGATTGTTGGTGACCGTGCTTTTAATTCTGCACCTGTTATTGGTTCGCCAAAAGGTTGGTTGTGTACTGTAGCAGGAACACCTGGCACTTGGGTATCTGAAGGCAATCTTTAATCAAAAGGAAATATCATGTTAGAAAAAGTAAATGTAGTTGACCTAATTGAAATTGTAGAAAATGGTTGTGTACAAGTACGCACCAAAACTGCAATTATGGAAGATGGCAAAGAAATTAGTAGCTCATTTCATCGCCATGTTGTAGCCCCTGGCAATGACTACAGCCAAGAAGATGCTCGCGTAAAAGCCATTTGTGCAGCTACTCATACACAAAGTGTTGTGGATGCGTATAAAGCAACACTTGACAACGCCGCAGTTTAAGAATATATTTTGTAACAACGTACTAGCCGTTAGCTAGGGATTCTTAGGAGTCATAGATGTCTGAAGAACAAGAAGTAGTCTTAGCGGACTCAACTGCCGCGCCAGAGCAGGTAGCAACAGCAGCTCCTGATACTGAAGTAACATCGCTGGAAGAAAAGCCTGTTGAAGCATCTAAAACTTTCACACAAGAAGAATTAGACGCCGCAATTGGAAAACGACTTGCAAGAGAACAACGTAAGTGGGAAAGAGAACAGAACGCCAAGCGAGCAGAAATGCAAACTCGGGCGATTCCAGCCGAAATCCCGTCAGTCGATTCGTTTAACTCGCCCGAAGAATATGCTGAAGTATTAGCAGAACGTAAGGCAGAAGAACTACTCGCTAGGCGTGACCAAGCTAGAGCGCAGTCTGAACTTTTAGAGTCTTACCACGACAGAGAAGAAGAAGCGCGGACGAAGTATGATGACTTTGAACAAGTCGCATATAACCCCAAGCTACCAATTACTGACGTGATGGCTCAAACGATTCAATCTTCTGATGTTGGCCCCGATATGGCTTATTACCTAGGGTCTAATCCAAAAGAAGCTGAACGTATATCTCGCTTATCACCTTTCATGCAAGCCAAAGAAATAGGGAAGATTGAAGCGAAGTTAAGCGACAATCCGCCTGTAAAAAAGACTTCAAACGCTCCTGCACCGATTGCGCCTGTCACAGCTAGAGGTTCTGGCTCGCCAGCATACGATACAACTGATCCTCGTTCGATTAAGAACATGAGTACATCAGAATGGATTGAAGCTGAACGAAACCGACAGATCAAGAAGTACGAAGCATTGAGAAACCGCTAACTATTTTTAAAAGGAATTTATTATGTCAAATTCGATCTTAACGATTGATATGATTACAAGAAAAGCCCTCGAAATCCTCGAGAACAACCTTGTAATCACACGTAACGTAAACCGCCAATACGACGATTCTTTCGCCGTTGAAGGTGCCAAAATTGGATCAACACTCCGTATTCGTCTACCAGACCGTGCTTTAGTAACTGACGGTGCCGCCTTGCAAGTTCAAGACGACAACGAACAGTTTACAACTTTGACTGTTGCTAGTCAAAAGCACATCGGTGTCAACTTCACATCTGCTGAATTAACTATGCAGTTAGATGACTTCGCAGAGCGTGTTTTAAAACCGCGTATTAGCCAGTTAGCCTCAAGTATTGATGCTGACGTAGCTACTTCTTTCAAGAGCATTTATCAGTCTGTTGGTACACCAGGCACAGTTCCATCAACTTCTTTGGTCTTGTTACAAGCCCAACAGAAATTGAACGAAGCTGCTGCTGTAATGTCCCCACGGTACGCTACTGTAAACCCTGCCGCTAACGCTGGCTTGGTTGAAGGTATGAAAGGTTTATTCAACCCAACTGACACTATCAGCCGCCAGTTTAAAAACGGTATGATGGGTGAAGGCGTATTAGGGTTTGACGAAATCAACATGAGCCAATCTATCAGTCAGCATACAACTGGTACAACTCCAACTTTACCAATCGTAGCTACTGCACCAAGCACTCAAGGCACAACATCGTTAGCAATTAGTTTTTCTAGCGGCTCACCAACTTTTAAAATTGGTGATGTGTTTACGGTTGCTGGCGTATATGCTGTTAACCCACAAACCCGTCAGTCAACAGGTTCATTACAACAATTTGTTGTAACTG